TGGTGAACCATTCCCACCTCCGCCAATACTATTCAATCCAGCACCACCAGAAGTTACTTGCCCAGAATTTCCAGTTGAACCACCAACAGTCACCCCATAAGTAGTTAACCAACTACCACTATCAAAAAAAGATCCTGCAGATCCACCAATTTTACTTTGACCGCCATTGCCACCAGATGCAATCAAATTCAAAAAACTAGTATTGCCTCCAGTACCTCCAGCAACTGATCCTGCATTAATTGTATTTACACTTTCCCCACCACCACCAGCTCCCCACATAGTAATTTGTAAAGAATATACATCACTAGGTATGGTTGTATTTTGTGTTGAAAGTATGTTTATTGTTTGTGGCATTTTTATTATTTTAACTTAAAATTTTATTATGTATTCTACTAAAATAAAAGGTGTTACAACTTGATCTAAACTTTCAATATTGTCTTGAACATCTATATCTAATTCACTATATAACCCATCAATTCCAATATCAAACTGATCATAATTATATTCAAATGTAGATGTATAAGTAAATGGTTTTTCAATTCTATGTGTATGACCAGAAAAATTTCCCGAATTTAATCCAGAAAATTCAAATATTGTACCAGCTCCACTATTTCCTCTAGTACGCCCATTGTCTTTTCCATCTCCCCCAACAGCGTGATTATAGGTAATGTTTATCTGAGAAGTATTTGCATTATGCGCATGACCTTGAAAATTAACAATATCCAAAACAGTTTCTTCAACATTTCTTGGCATATTTATTTTTGGATTTGATCTCATAGGAATTGTTGATCCTTGAGCAGCATTAAAAGTTCCACCAAAATCTACTCTAACTGTATTTCCAACATTTGATAATACTTCTATTTGAGGTCCAACTTTAGTAATATTACTACTTTCAATTTTTTCTCCATTATAAAATCCAGTTGCCAAACCAGGATTTATAACTTTAGATCCTAAGTCTGGAAGTTGAAATTGACCAAGTGCTCCAATTTCAGAATCAGCATCTTGCAAATTTACTCCATCTTTTCTAAACCTAGAAGTAGATCCCACACCTAAAATTCTAGACAATGCTAAAAATTCACTTGCATTTTTAATGCTACCATCACACCTTAAAAACCCAGCAGGCAAAGCACTCCTAAAAAGAGTAGAATTTGGATCGCTATTGTTTGCTAACAGATTAGTAGCATTAATTTGAATAGATCCTATATACCCACCATATCTAGATCTTTCTTTTGTATAATTAGACATATTAGTAAGCTCTGATTATATACACACAAGTTAAAGAAGGTTGAGTAGTATTAAAATTAATTTGTAATATTCCTGTATTAGAAGCATTGTCCAAATTAACATTTGTTACTGGAGCAGTAACAGGAACATTTAAAGATGTTTCAGGTCTCATACTAGAAGTATCAAACTCAACATCAAAAATATCATGAAAATGCGATTCTATTCTATCAGTAATTCCTGGAGTCGGTGTATTTAAAGTAAAATTTGTTGCTGGATTGCTAAGAAAAGTTCCAAAATTAACATTATCAGCTAGATCTGGATAGTAATTTTTTTGTCCAGTAGGTATTGTAATTGCTGCTCCAAAAATTCCAGTATTTAAAGTATCTCCACCATCAAATCTATTATCATTAATAAAACTTGTTGTAATTGGTGTGCTACTAACTCTTACTGGTATAGCATTAACTGGAGGATTTTCACCTACTATTCCAGCAACTACTCTTCCAGGAATTCCAGCTCCAAAACCACTCCTACCTCTAGTGTGATCACTCATAGTAAAACTTAAATCCCAAATGTCTTCAGTTGGACTTCCACCTGGAGGTTGTGGACTTGGTTGCGAAGCATTAGCTACAAATGTATAAGTTATATTAGACCATGGAATAACTCCAAGTCCTGGAGTTTGACTAGAAGCCCCACCCAATGTTTCAAAAGTAGCAGAATGTGAATGTGCTTTTAAATGATCTCTACCAAGTTTTCTAGGAGCAACATAAACAGATTTATTACCGAATCCAGGTTCTATAGTATTTCCAGTAATTTTACCAGAATAACCAGTAGTATCATTTAATTCAAAAACAACATCAGTTAAAGCATCATTAATAATGACTTCAACACCATTATCAGAGTGAGTTCCAATTAATGGTTGAATCAAAGATACAGCAATACTATCTTGATCAGCAGAATTTCCAGTAGATCCAACAGCATTACCAAAATATTGAGGTTCAATATCAATTAAATTTTTATTATTTAAATTAGGGATAGTTATAATGCCAATATAATTGGGGAAAGAACCAGAAAAATCACTATTACCACTTACGTTATATGAATCTCCAATGGTTTTAGAAAGCAAAGGATATAATGCTGCTTCAATAGTTCCTCCACTACAAAGAATCCAACCATCTGGTATTTCAGAAAGTCCGCCAGTCCATGGCATAATTGTACCTATTGCAGCAGCTTTTGCAGTTCTTAATGACTGATAAAAAGCCATTTATTAAACCTCCATTAAATACCATCCAACTTTGGATGAAGGCGTTGCCGTGTTGTTATTTAGGTCTGATGCTGCCGCATAGACTAAAGTAAATCCAGCTCTTGGAGTTTGTACTACTAGTTCACCAGCATTAGTTGTGTATCCAGCATAACTTGTAGCAATACCAGTTAACAACTCTGTGCCAGTATTTGTATTATCTCCTTGAACTCCTGTATTATCAGGAGCACGCACAACCATAGTTACAGTATTAGAAAGATTACCACCAATATCAATAATATGAATAGAATCTCCCATTTGTGCATTTGCAGGAAGTTTTACTAAAGTATTTGCAGATGTATCAACAAAATATCCTACATTAGGTTCAGCATCAACTACAGAATTATTAGTATACTGCCATTTTCTGCCGCCGCTGCTACTAAAGAAGTTTTCAACTCCAGCAATTTTAACAGATCCATTATCAGAAACTTTAAATGTTTCGTTACCACTAGTATTATTGATGGAGAACTCAGCATCAGATTGTGTTTTACCAGCTCCTTCTTGGAAATTAAGTTTTAATCCACCATCAGATTCAATAGATCCACCGAAAGAACTTAATCCATCTCCAAGAGCAGATAGAGATCCATAAGTGGTAAAATCTCCAGAAGAATTTACAAGTTCTAATGCCTTACTTCCATCAGTTTTGAAAACATTAATATTTCCACCATTAAGAATCAAATTGCCAGTAGCACTATCCAATTCAAGTTTAACGTTAGTACCATCAGTTACGACTAGTTTTTGATTACCTACTATAGGTGAACCGTTAAATGTAATAGAATCTTCAACTGTTAAAGTTCCTTGAATATTAGTATTTCCATTGGCAGAATCAATATTAAATTGATTAAATCCAGTACCAATTGATACATCTCCAAGTATTTTAGTGTTTCCAGTGGTTGATTCTACAACAAAAGATCTTACTTCATTATCAGAATCTCCAGTTGTTACAATTAAAGATTGAATATCTGTAGTAACAAGTTGTTCAATAGAAAGAAGTTCATTACCATCAATTAATAGATAATCAGCAGTAGTTAACACTCCACCAAATTCAGAAACTCCAATTCTAATATCAGAGTTATTATTTGGCATTCCAGAAGTTTCTAATTCACCATCACTATTTGAATCAATTCCAGTTAAATAACTAGCATTTGGTTGTCTGTCTAGTTTTGCAATTACAGTTCCTTCTGGATGATTTGTTTGTAAACTTGTTCCTAATTGTGCTCTAGAAACTTCAAGTGCATAACCACCAGAAGCATTTGGATTAGTTAAGTTTACAACACTTATAACTCTAACTATTTCACTGAACTGTTGATCACGAAGATTGTCTACATATCCAGGTTGTCCAACTACACCAACACTATCTGGAGAATTTGGATTTTCTCTATCAAGCAATAACAAATCATCTACAGCAAAATCAGAAGGAGAAGATGTACTTATTGGTAAAATATAATTTGCTCCTGGAATAGTTACATCAACAATAGTGATTTGAATATCTGGAGCTCCTCCATTACCAATAGAAGAATCACTAATTGTTAATACATCATTTATCGCATATCCAGTACCACGATTAGCAATATTTGAAATAGTAACATTTCCATCCCCATCAACAATTATATCTAATAACAATCCTACACCAGTTCCAGGAGTTCCAAAATAAGAAGGAGAGACATTAAGATAATTACCACTAGATCTGTTTGGATCTGCAGCAATTTGATTTGATATAACAACGACTCCACCACCAGCAATTGCAAATGACTGATCTCCCCAAATTTCTTGACCAGCAGTGTTAATAGTTCTGCCTGTAGAAATATATTTAAGAACATCAATATTTTGATTTGATAGACTTCCAATATCATGAGAAGAAGTAGGACTGGAGAATCTTGCTCTCTTTACTTCAATAATACCAGCATTTAATCCACCGATTAACTTAATATCAGAATCTACATTTAGAGAAGAATTAACGTTAAGAGAATTTCTTACTGTAGTAAATCCACCAAATCCACCAAGATTTAAATCTGGACAAGAAGTAGCAAAAAATACTTTAGTGTTTAAATCACTAGTAAATAATTCTACTTCAGAAACTCTTGTTCTAATTCTAGCTGGATTGCCAGTGCTTCCTTCAGAATAATAATTGCCAATTGTCAATTCTCCAGCTAGAATAACATTCTTTGTTCCAATATTAAAATTACTTACATTTCCAGTTCCTCCAGCAGAGAAAGCACCACCAATAAGAATGTCACAACTATTATTTACAGCGTCAGGAACTGTAGCCAATGCAACTATAGATCTATTAGAAGAAGTATGAAGAAATAATGCTGATCTATCTACAGCACTTGTTCCAATAAACAAATCTTGAGATTGTGCACTAGTACCAATTTCTATTAATTGACTTCCAGTGTTATCAGTAAATGCTTTAACAAGTTGCGCATCTTTAGCAAAATTTAAATTTGATACATTTGATTGAATCAAATTAAACGTTTCTGCCGTACTATTAATATCACCACCATTAACACTTAAATCATCTTCTGCTAAAATATTTCCAGTAAATCTTGAATCACCAATTACAACAAAGTTTTTGTCTAATCCAAAATTAGGACTTCCAACTCTTGTATTAACACCAACTCTACCACCAGTTTGATAAGTAGATCCACGATCTGCGACATTAAGATCAGTAGTAGAAACTCTTAGCGTAGCATTTGAATTTGGACTATCACTGTTTCCACCAACAATTAAAGCATTATCTTGAGGCGTTTCAGTTTTTATTAATCCAGATTCAGAAGTATAAGAAAGAATTTTTTTGCCACTTATAAACGCATCACCAACAACATCTAAGTTTGCCCTTGGTGTAGTTTCTGTAGTTACAAAAGAAGTAGTATAGTCAGTGCTGATGCTTCTAGCAACAGTATTGATACCAACCATATAATTACCAATAGTATCGGTAAATGTTCTGATTGATTCAGATCCAATAACACCAATTTCTTTCCACTCATTAGATGAAATATCGAATCCCTTACCAGCAAAATCATCCCATTCTATAATTTCGCCAACATTAAAGTTTTCATTTATATCAATATAAACATATCCTCTAGATAGAAAGTTACTTCCGTAAGAAACATCTGTAGGATGTGATCCATTAATTTTAAATATACCGTTTAGTTTAGCATATTCACCTGTAAAATTAGAAAGTCTAACAGTATCGCCAACTGATAATTGTAAAGAAGCATTACTTGATCCACTAACCCATCCAATTTTTACAATATTAGATGCGGCATATACAGTTACATTAAATACAGAACTTGATCTTCCCACATATCCGTTTGAATAAATCCACCCAAGAGATCCAGAAGTTCCTGTTTGCAATCCTTTGAATAAAATATCTCCGGAAGTTGGAGGTTGACCACCGTAGGTTACTATTCTTTCATTATTAAATTCACCAGATTGATTTGGGAAAACATTTGATGGTTGACCAGAAGATACATGTGTTCTAAATGAATAAGCTTGTCCAGGAAGTGCAGTATTTCCTCTTGGATTAAATTCAAATATTGCAGAGTTAACTTTATTTTTTGTAAGAACAATATCTCCAAAATCTGGTAGAGGGAAAGATTCACGGTCAAGTGTCAGATCTTCATTATCAGGAATATTACTAAAGATTCTTAAAGACTCACCTAACTCAGGTTGAACATTAATTTCAACTTCATTGTTAAAGAAAGATTTTCCTTCTACAGTAATTTTATCTTCAAATCTTACAGCAGTTTCAAATGTAGTAACTAATGTTCCAAGATCATCTCCATCATCTTCACTATCTACCAATTCAGCAGACTCAAGGAACGTCTCTTCACCTGTAATAGCGTTGATCTTACGATTACCAATATAGAGGTCACCATTAGAGTTTAGACCCGTGTAGAAGACGATACCGCCATCCTCACGCTTTGCCTGTGCATAGAAGTCTTGAACATCTTGTAAGACAACTTCTTGACGAAGTGGGAAACCAGTTGAGTAGTTACCAGGACCAAATCCAAGATACTCAAAAGTATGGTTACCAGACCTTGCAATAGAAGGACGGCGTAGTTCAACATATAATTTTTGAGCATCTTCAGATACTTCATTACCAGAAATACGAATTTTTCTATCTTCAGAACCAGAAGCAGCATTACCAGTGGTTGCTTTAACTAAACCAAATTCAACACCAGATTCAGTATAATTAGCATCTTGATTTAAGTTTGCAAGTAAATCAAGAGTAGATTCTCTTGTCTCACTTCCTTTAGAATCATTAACTGTAACTAATCCATGTATATAATTATCAGCAGCAGAAACTGTTGCAGGTGGATCAATTAGATTGGGATCAATTTTTTGAAACCACAGAGGATCATTCTTATAATTTAATGGATATAGTTGAGAAATAGGTTGAGGGAACTTAAAGTTCTTAAAATTATTTCCAATACCAGGACCTTGTGGGAATGGAGAAATATTACCACGAACACAAGTTAAGTAGTATATACCATCTTGTTGATTGTAAATACGATCTTGAATTGTGTCAATATCAAAAATATAGAACGTATCTTCAATTTCTGGAACATCAGTGACAGAGAAAATACGATACTGCCCTGTGCCAATTTCAATAATATCTCCAGGAACTGCAGTATATAAAGCTGCTCTTTTTGTTGAATAAAGATAATCATCTCTAGAAGACTTACTATCTCCATCAGCATCACCAACACTATCAGGTTTTTGTAGAAGATCCGCAAATACACTTCCTTGCTGGAATCTTGTATTGGTAAATTGACTATAATCTAACTTTCCAGTAATATTTCTCAGAACTAAGTAATAATCTGTTGTATTTGCATCTATTACATTGCTTACAACATTATGAAGATATGCAGTACCAGAGCAATATCCAGTCCAAGAAATTTCAGATGATGGAGTATCAGCAGTGCTATCTAAAGTAAAATTGCCACTTTGTGGTGCAGTAACTTTAACAACGGTAAAAGTTTTACCTCTTAGTGCTTCATTATTGGTATCATGATCAAATACTGTAAGTTCTAAATCATTATCAATAACTTTACCTGATTGAATTGTAAACGAGAATTTATTATCTTGATTACTTTCAAAAGTTGATAGAGCAGTTGTATTTAAAACAATGGGGTTTTCATATGGGTCATAATTAGACGAGGAAGTACCAATATTACTTAGTAAGTCAGTTGGAGTAGTAGGAGCTCCACCAATTGCTTTTAATAATAATTTCTGTGCAACGAGATTACGTTTCTCGTCAGTTCTCATCTTAATAACAAAACCATTAAGAGGATCACGTACAGATTGCAAATACTTTGGTATTACATACCTAAGTCTATAAACACGATCTTCTTTTCCTCTAGCATCAGTAATACGATTGTACCATGAATCAGAAGTAATTTGCTGACCAGATGCATCATTAAAATCTGATTGATGTAATCTATACAGAATAGAATTTGTATTAGGAGTAGTTCCACTACTCTCATCTATTACGTTAAGATACCAATTACCAGTTGTTCCTATAGAAGGATTAAATTTTACGGGAGACTCATTTTTGTTAGAATAAACAAAGAAATTAGATCCAGTATCATTTTGGAATGAAATAGCACCAACACCATTTCTTGCATCTGCAGCAGAATTATGAATCGTAAATTTATTTTGTTTTTCCCCAACCGTTGTTGTTTTTACATATCTTGCATAAAATTCGGTACTGCCATTAATAGGAGACCCACCAGATATTGTTGGTAAAGTATCACCTCTAAAAAATACTTTCTGGACTACATCATCTGTAGCAGGATCATGGAAGTGGTGCGATACATTTGTTTGTAAAATTTCAGGTCCACCATCTCCAGTAGCTTCACACTGATACTTGTGGAGATCATACTTGTCATCTAAAACAAATTGATAGATATCAATTTCTACATCAGAATCAATAGTTTCTGTTTCAGGAGAATATATGTAGTTACCAGCATATGCATTTTCTCTACTAGTTGCAAGTAAAAGTTTAGTAGTTGCAGTTTTTGCAAAAGAAGAGATTGACGAATAATCATATGGTTGAGTAAACCTACCAGGAGCAATTACGTAATATTTTCGGTTTGAACTAAATCCAGATGGCAATCTAATAAGTCTCTTGTCAGGGTTTGTTCCTGCTTTTGCTCTTGGAACAAGTCTGACTGCAGTGCCAGTTTCAAATTTATGAGGATTTGATGTGCCACCACCAGTATTTACAGTAAATGCTGTTGCTCTTTGCGAAAGTGCAGCAATATTTACTTTAGTTTCTCTTCTAGTAATACCGGCAGATCCATTATTGAAAATAGTGACGATATTATCAAAATAACTTCTGAGCAAGTTTGCAATATTGGCACATTCAGGAGTTGAATTGCTTGGATCGTTTGTAATTGTATCATCAGAGACAGGAGCAACTGTAGTATCATAATTACCTTCAACTAAATCAAATGTTAGATTTACAGTGCCACCAGCAGTTGGATCTGCAGATATAGTAATTTGAGTTGCATTTGGAATATCAGTAATTTCAGTATTAGTTGGTATACCAGTTCCGGTAATAACCATACCGTTAACTAAACCAGTTGTGTCGCCAACTGTAATAGTACGATTACCACTTACAACAATACAACCATTAATAGTATAATCCCAGTTACGCATTGCTGCAATAACAAGTTCTTCTACATAGCGATATGTCTCAATAGTTTCAGTTAATTCATTATCAATATAATCTAATGAAGCACCAACATAATACGATTCTGCTGCTTGAATAACATTAATATTTGATGTATCAGAATAATCACCTTGAGGATATGTTGCTGAAATAGTACTCGCATTAAGAGTTAATCTTAAATCAGAAACTACAGCATCAAGAATGTAACCAATATCTCTCTTACATTTCTCAATAGTAATACCTTCTTTTGACAATAAAGCAGGATACTTATCAGTAATATATCCATACGCTTCATTCATGATAAACTGCTTGTTATCAATTATTCTATTAGCAGCATCTTGTGCTCTACTATCCAATACGTTAGATAGACTAGCAGGACTAAAGAAACTTAACGCTGCAGAATATTTTTTAAATCCGGATGGAGATAATTCAGATCTATATTGATTATTACCACCAAGTTTTACATAAATTTTTTCATTACTTCTAGAACCAATTCTAAATCCTGAAACAGTAGTTGATGGAATATTGTTTGGATCTAATGCTGCTTCACTACCAAGATATACTTTAGTATGATTTGATGCATCATTAGAATTTAAAATATCTAAACTATAATATTGTACTTTTTCTGTTACACTAGTATCAATTACTTTTGGTGGGATAATATCAGTAATATATCCACCTTTATCTTGGTTAAATGCATAACCTTTATGACCAATCGCATGAAGACTCGTGTTGCCAAAGTTAGAGTTTGAGTTCGTGATACTCATGTCTCCACCACTTTCCATTAGGAAGTGGTCAAAGAAACCAACAGCAAAGACCGAGACACACTGAATGAAGGAGTCATCCGAAGCACGAATATGGAAGTTTTTCCAATCATCCTTCCAATATGCATCACCCTTAGTGTGATAAGGAACTGTTGCAAATGCATCAGTTAGTGATGCTTGATTCCAAGTGTTAGTAAATCTATCGTAACGAATGAATGCTCTGTCATCTTTTTGAAGACTAACTCCAGTATATTGAGCTACGACCATGCTACGGAATCCAGTCGCCTTAGATCCATTAGCCCACATACCACACTGACCCCAGGTGGATCTGATGGAGCAGTTAAAGACATAAGGAGATGCAGATTCAACAGAGTCAATCTCTGCCAGTGCAATTGCACCAGAACCTAATGTAGGTTGTGTATACAATTGATCAGATACTAATCCAATAGAAGCAGCATTATTACTAAATGTATAAGTAAATACTCTGCTATCAGTGGTAGAAATATAGATCTTCTGAGATCCATTTAATTCCTCATCCAATCCTGTATTTAAAACTGCAACATACTGACCATCAAAGTAACCATGATCAATTTTTGTTGTTACAGTTACTACGCTTGTACTAGATCCCGCATTATCAGTAACTTTAATACTCTGAATACTTCTACTATCAGATAGAGGACCAACAATTCTGTTTTCCTGAACAAGATTATCAAGTTCTCCTTCATCGTCAATTGATGGTTGATATTCTTGAAATGCAGAACCAATTTTTTGATAATATAAATCTAATTCATTATTATCTGCATACTCCATGATGCAGATTTTATGGTGAGAAAATTCTGGAGTTTTTTTGCTATTTGCAGTATCAATTGGTTGAGTATATACCTTACCAACATTAGTTGTACTATCAAATAATGGAGAGTTAGATGATAAATCGCCATCCTTAATAGTAAATTGCCATAGATAACAACCACCAGTTAGATTAAAGATTGATGTTCTTCCTACTTCACCATCAACTGGATCAGGAACATACAAAGGTCTAATGATAGTACGACGAAGATCGTAACCAATTAGTGAGCAACCTCTAGGAACAATAACACCACCAGTTGTTGCATTAAATTTGTAAAGTGCGTTATTAGGATCTGATAGATCTAAGATAGATTTATCATTCCACTCATTATCACTTTGATTGAATCCAAATACAGGTAACTCATCAGTATTTGGTGCTGCAGTTCTCGTAATGCCAGTAAGATTGCCATTAGGAGATGCATCAGTTCCTACTGCTTGAATTAATGTAGAGAATAAAACTGTAATTGCAGATGCAACATTACTACAATAGGGAGTATTACCATCGGTAGGAATAGTAGAATCCGTAATTTGAGATAATCCATGAGAACCTGAAACAGTAACAGTCTCATTCTTCATTACCTGAATGGCAATATCTCTAGCTGCTTCAAATACCTCTACAGTCTCATCTTCCTCACCTTGAACATGAGCACCAGTTACATACAAATTTGCAGCATCATATACCCTGTCATTTCCGCCATACTTAAGGTTATATACTACTGCATCAATAATATCTTCAACATCATCTACGCAGTTCTGAGTGCCGCCAGGAATATTAAATCCAGAATTATTATTAAGCATTCTGTCTACTGCTTCCTTAGCAATAAACGTTTTGTTTTGCGTAATTAATTCTGATGCATCAAAAAATCTATCGGATTGACCAGTAGAAGAACCCGCACCAACAGTAACCAATCCAGGACGATTATCAATATAATGGTTACCAGGCATCAGCATAATGCTGAACTGGTCAAATCTATCGTTTCCAGATCCAGGAACATATGAGAATCGTGAAACCTCAATAAATGCTCTCTGAATAGTTTTGAAAGGTCTTAATGGACTGTTTCCTCTGTTATCAAGTTCGTCTGTCGCATTAAAATCATCAGGAGAAACATAAAGATACTTACCTGTTTTACTTGAATACAGATTATCAAGTCTTGTAAGAGCCATAACTACCAGAACCCTAAAATTATCTTATCTCAGAGTATTTATACACCACATATTGCTCAAATAAAAACTCCTCAGGATGGCCATCGATGGCATCGAACTAGCAACCATTCGATTAACAGTTTCGAGCTCTGCCTGATTGAGCTAGTTTGGCGTTAATTGTTTGACAAATTTAAAATGACCGAATCTAGATCCCCATATTTGTTTATGGGTATCAGGACACATTCCTCTGTCAAGAACATTATAATAGTTATTACCTAAAATAATGTCATTTTCCATATAAGTTTGTTTACCGTTCCAGTTAACATAACATTTACATCCAACTAACTTTCCGTAGTAAACTGAGTCTTTCTCACTAAAGATAGTAGCACACTCAGTTTTTTCTGTCAAGTCATCTAATATCAATTGATCCAAATTTTTTCCTTTAACAAATTTTAAAGGATTTTTAATACCATAATTGAGAATTTTAATGCTATCTCCAATTGTAATAGGTTTTAACACAAATTGTCTATATGGATTTACATCTTTGAATGCGTATGCTTGCTCACCATAAATTAACTCATCATTAATTTTTTTATGCAGTATCCTAATGTAAGAATATCTAGTAGGATGTGCAAATGTTTGCTGTCGGTTATTAAAATTACCTAAAAAATATTTAAGAAATGTGTTCATCAGGTAAAATTTCAGGATTAACGATATCTAGATCAAATAATACAGGGTGGCATTCTTCAGCAATTAAATAATCAGAATACTTGAAGATATCCTCCATAGTATACTCTTCGTTAAGTGCTGCTTCTGCCAGTATCCACTTATCATTCTTATCCTCGTCTTCAAGAACATCAAAAGCAAAAGGCATACTTTCAACATAATACATTAAAACAGGTACATCATCTACAAATACATGTTTACGTGAGATTGTGTACCGGAACTGTGCCATAATGTTATGATTTCCTGTTAATGTTATATTTAACAGAAATACCCGTGATCGGACTCGAACCGATACTGTCGAAATTTTAAGTTTCGTGTCTACTGCCAATTGGACTACACGGGCAAGACATTACACTTATCCGTATGCTATGTGGGCGCTACACCCAACATACTGACAGTTTGTAATGGAGTAAGTCGCAGGTCCTCCGCGAATATCCAAAGGGGGCTGATTCCAAACTTGCAGGACAGTGATGGTCCTGTTGCTGAGTGGCACCTATGGTTGGAACGTCTCAAGTTCCTAATGCCCGTTAGTGGAATTGAACCACTCTGCTTTCGATTATGAGTCGAATCCTTTCAACCAGATAGGTAAACGGGCAAGGAAAAGGTTTATAAAACCTCTCTGACTACCAAGTCTCACTCGCTTTAGGCGACAGAAGCTTAATCTTTAGTGCTTGTCGTCTTGCTTTTGCTTGACGTATTGCCTGAGGTTTCAGACTACGCTTCTGCTCTTTTTTGCTGTGATGCTGCCAGTTAGGAAGCGTAGTCATTGGTCTGTCTCAGTACTTACTAATTATAGCACACTATGTAGGTCTAGTGGGGGGTGCGGACAGATGTGTAATTGACTGTCGTTTAATGAATGCCTTGAGTTCAGGGGTCTCATCCCACTCCCAGATCTCTTCGTGTCCTTTCTTGTCGATCTTCTTAAATGTCTTTTTCATTGGAAAACTCCTCTAATTTATCCATAATACCATCAAATGAACCGATACTGTCAATCTCTGAGATAAGATTAGCAATTTGTTTACATACAATCGGTCGTTCTGCCCTAGCAGCATACGATAATGCATTGCGAAGACTGCCTGTAGCCTCCGCAAGACTCTCTTCTACTTGTTTACCTAAAGCCATTGCTCCTCTTTATCCTCGACATAGTTATTATACTGGGTTTCTTGAATGCTGTCAAGCCACAAGCATCCCAGCATCCTTCATATAGTGTAGTGTGTCACGCATGTTACCAAGATGTTTAGCACCAATGGCAACCTGAGGATATGTAGCCTCAGGTCCAAACTCTGCTTCAAATGCTCTTTGAGTAAAGTGTTCGTTGAGGTTATACTCTAAGAACTCTCCTCCAATTGCTTTGAGAAGTGCTGCAATACGCTCACACTCTTGACTACCGTTACTGTAAATTACTGCTTGCATGGTTTATTTTTTAAAATTTGATTTAAGTGTAACTTTAGTAAAATCAATTTCTTTCATATTAATAGGAATGTTAAAATGATCTTTAAGGTCTTCCCAATCTTTATTTCTGATTGTTCTTACCTCACCCAAATGATAGCTTACCCAAGAATTACCTACTTTAGAATCATCTTTTACTTGACTCAGATTATTTTCACCAATTTTTATATAGTGATCACTGAGATCAAATCCAATGTAGTTCCTACCAAGTTTCTTAGATGCTACTGCTGTTGTACCAGACCCTATGAAAGGATCTAAAACAATGTCACCCTCATCTGTAGTCATGAGAACTAAACGCTCTATAAGAGGCACTGGTAACTGACAGGGGTGGTCATCTCTATATTTACCATGTTTAACCCTATGAATGTCATTCCATACATCAGGAACAAGAGGTCCGAAAGGATGAATCTGATCCTTCTTGCCACCATAATCTTTCTTTAAGTAAGTTGATTTCCTCTCCCTCTCATGTGGCATACGAATGGGATATATCTTTGCCTTCTTTATATCCTTCACATAGAATAGAGTGCCATAATGTGCTGGTTGCAGACTTTTACCCATAGGAGCAGTGGGAGCATACCAAGAAATCCAGTGCTTAAAATGTGCCTTCTGATTAAGAATTTGACAATAATATGTAAGCCACTTTGGAATGTTGTGAATAAAAATAGACCCAGTTGGTTTGGTGATACGAACCATCTCCGTGATCCATTCATCACACCACTGCAGATACTCTTCAACCTCAAGAGAGTCATGATAGTTTTTGTAGTTCTTCTTCAGATTGAACGGAGGGTCTGCAAAGGTCATATCAACAGACTCATCTGGAATCTTCCTGAGAAGATCCAGACAGTCGCCAACAGTAATTTTGTTCAGGTAGTTATCAAGCATCTGCAAATTTTTCGGGGAAATATTCTTTCAGTAATTCTACAAAGCGATCAAGTTCATCGGTATGGAATGTAAAGACATCATCAAAACCTTCACACATACGCTCAGCATCGTTAGTCCTAGCATACCAACCAACACCATCAATAAAACCAACAAAGATAGTATTAGGATAGTATTTTTTGATGAGAGGATCCACTCCATTCTCTGTCTTCGCTTTGTCTCCATTAGCCGAACTAGTAGTGGTGTTGTAAGAAGACTCAATAACCACAAGAGGATTTACCTTGTTGGGGATCATAAAATCCATAGTACGCTTGAGAGTTTTTTCATTCTCAGCAAGCAAAGGAAGATCGCACCCACTATCATAGGTAATATTAGCATTGTTTAGGATAGTTTGCAAGACTGTCTCTGCATTATTACCCTTCCTAGCAGCATAGCTACCCCTCTCTTTGTAACGCATTATAGTATCAAGAGTCTGCTCAGTAAGAGAAGTAACATTATTAATAACAGAAAAGGTCATCTTGGACGAATTATACTGGGGAATCATCTTACCAAGAATAGTTTCGCTACCTTCAAAAAATATATTCACTATCGCTTTCCTGAAGTATTCATTCTCCAGGGTCATCTTCTCAATTTTCTTAGCACCCCATTCAGTCTTGTTACCACTACTATTCCACTTGTCTTTATAAAAAACAGTGGTAAAGTCGTCAAA